GATGATTGAACTTACTTTTGTATTGCTGTTAACTATGGGTAGTGAAAAGGTAGAGTACACCCCGTATGAATCTTTATCTCAGTGTTTATCGGTGCGGCGTAAGATAAAACGGAACACAGGCGTAACTCATAACTTTGACCAGAAGTGGTCCTGCAAAGAACTTAAAGTTAAAATAGATGAAGACACTGGCAGCATTTTAGAAATCGTAGAAGAATGATTGTGTTTGTGCTGTACGTGTACTTAGGTGCAAATATAATAGACCGCACACAACAGTTCGTAGACATGGATAGATGCCTATACTTTGCTCAGAGATTGTCGCGACAACAAGCTGTTCCGGCGGGTGGCGGTAAAAGAAAAAAGATAACCGCAGTATGTAGACCCCAACCAAAGTAGGAACCAACCAACCATGATTGCAGAAACACTCGCGGGTATAGCCCTTGTAAAGAGTGCCGTAGATGGTATCAAATCTGCAATAGGAACCGCCAACGACATTGGAGACATAGCAGGTTACATAGATAATCTGTTCGAAGGCGAAAAGCAGGTACAGCAAGTCCGTAACAAAAAAGCGGGTAACGTAAGTATTGGGGACCAGTTTGGCGTAGATACTGTTGCTCGTGATGTAATTGATGCACGTATCGCTGCAGAAAAACTCCAAGAAGTAGCTACGATGGTTGACATGCGGTTTGGTCCGGGAACTTGGAAGGGTATAGTCATTGAACGAGCTAATCGTATCAAGGCTGCAAAGGAAGCTGCAGCAGCAGCCCGAAGAGCAGAAAGGCTAAGACAAGAAGAAATGATGGAGAACATCAAGGTAGTGGCTCTGATAGTAATGGTTTTTGCAATCGGTATTGGACTCCTGATAGCGTTGATGGTTTCTACTGCATCTGCCTTCATTAATTAAATTCTTGACTAAACTTCAAAATTTGTATATAATACTTTTGAAGGGAACACTATGAAACAACTTGCAATAGACGCACTGCGTTACAGATATGAGGCACAGAAAAAAAGTGCGAAATATATTCTCACAAATTACTTCCAAAATCCAGCAGCTATTGGGGAGCATCCTGACCTTCTTGAAGAAATGGACAAAGCTATTGGAAGCTGGGAAGAAGCTAACAGTAAGCTTCAAGCTTTGGATGACATTACAGATGAAGGGTATCCGTCCCTGTTTGACTAATTACCTTGCACTGGGTTTGCTAAATTGCGGCAAGCCCTTTACTCGTGTAGGGAATTGGTTTTGGAAGTTGCACTGCAAGGTTATTCGTCGAGACAGATAGTGAAGACTGTTATTTATCGGCACCAGAGACTAAAGCCATACAACTTGAGACACACTTCTTCACCCCCTTTGTTACTAAAAGAAAAACAACTAAAATTAATAAGTGAAACAGACTCGTTAAAGAAATACGTTATCATAGGAAAATAGGGCAATGCCACAATTACAGTCTGGTTCCAAGTTTCGTACCGAAGTTGTGGCGTTAGGTTCTACGGATAAAACAAACGTATACACGGTACCTGCTAATTTCTCTTCTCATTTAGAAAACCTCTTTGTAAGTAACAATCACACGGGTAATGTGACGTTGAGCCTACATCTTTTTCACGCAGACGACAACACAGAGTATACACTAATGACTACTTACAACGTTTCTGGGGGTTCTTACGAATCAATTTTTACAGTAGACAAACCCTTATATCTACATGCAGGTGACATTATTAAGTGTACAGCAGGTACGGCAGACAAGTTGGTTGTAACCACATCTTGTGAAGAATTTTTTGACGCGGCTCGACGGGCCTAACTTAGATACGATAGGAGACACAAATCATGGCGATTACAACTGCAATGTGTAGTAGCTTTAAGCAAGAACTTCTGGGCGGTACACATGATTTGGATTCCGACAGCATCAAGGTTGCGTTAATTAAATCATCTATGTCTGGTACTTACAATGCTGCTACCACGAACTATTCAGATGTGACGGGGAATAGCGACGAAGCCAGCGGAACAAACTACACTACAGGGGGCCAAGTACTAGATAGCCCTGCTATTTCTTTGAGCGGAACCACTGCACTCGTTGATTTTGCAGACGAAGTATTTTCAAACGTAACAGTATCAGCAGATGGCTGTATAATCTACAATGCTGGGCAGAGCAACAAGGCTATTGCTGTTGTTGACTTTGGCGGCACAGTTTCAGCAACCGCTGGTAACTTAACGATTCAGTTTCCGGCAGCAGATGCATCTAACGCCATAGTCCGTATTGCGTAAGGAGTAGCTATGGCAGTCATAGCACAGTCTGCAAGATATGGCTCTGGTTTATTCGGTGTATCAAAGTTTGGAGTTACAAATCTATCTAAGGTTCTTACGGGTGTAGTAGGCACTACTAACACACCGTCGCTTACGCAGACTCACACCTCTAATCCCACTCTTACTGGTGTTTCCGCAACAACGTCGTTGGGTGCTGTAGAAATATTCATTGTTGTAGACGTTGTGGGAGTGTCTGCCACAGGTGCTGTAGGTTCAGTAGGAACATCTACTTCAGCCGGTTTGTCTGGTATTCAGGGAACATCTGCTGTAGGCACTATAAGCACCACAGCAGTTGTATTTAATTATAACGCGGTTCGTGACTTATACGATAGACGACGCACTGTTAATATTGAGAGAGCAGCCTGATGCCGCTAACAAGCTTTGAACGAACAGTACTTGTAGTGTTGGACCCCAGAGTTGTCCTCATTGAAAGTATTGGCAACAGCTTTACCCGCACAGTTTACGTGGAGTAATTTATGTCTTACAAATGGCCCTTTAAAGACCCCGGAGAAACACTCGACTACAGTATAGACTGGTCGAGATTTCTTGGTTCCGCAACTATTTCTTCAGTTGTGTGGTCTGTAGAAACTAGTACGTACTCTACTCGTACTGTTTTAGCAGCCGGAGAAGACCTGACTACTGCATCTAGTTCGGCAGTAACTGACAGTATCCAGAATGTTTCCCAAACAAACACTAATACGGTGGCTACAATAAACATAGCAAGCGGCGTTAACACAAGAGACTACACTTTCTTTTGTACTATAGTAGATAGCACGGGCAGCACAGCAATCCGTTCGGTTAACTTAAAAGTGAGGACACGGTAAAAGATGGCGTATGATTTTCTCAGCTTAACCAACGATGTTGCTAAACGTTTAAACGAAACAGAATTAACATCCACGAACTTTGCTGCTGCAGCAGGATTTTACTCTGCAATTAAAGAGGCTGTGAACTCTGCAATTCGACATGTTAATCAGTCTCATTTTGGCTGGCCCTTTAACCACAACGTTTACGAACAAACCTTAACTGCAGGTATAACTCGCTATCCTATCCCAACGCAAGCAAAATACGTAGACTTCGACACTTACAGAGTTCGCCGTAACACTACTCTGGGCGTAGGACGAGCGCAACATTTAACACAGTTATCCTATGATGAATATGTAGACATATATATTGACCAAGAGGATGAGACAGACGTTACAAAGGGGGCAGCACCTCAATTCGTATTTCGAACACAGAATGCAGAATTTGGTGTAGTTCCTATGCCTGACAAAGCATACCAAGTCGATTTTGAATACTTCATGGACCCCGTTGACTTAATTCTCAATACAGATGTTCCTACAATTCCAGAACGGTTTCGTCACGTTATTATTGATGGTGCCATGTACTACGCCTACATGTTTCGTGACAACATAGAGATGGCTTCAGTGTCACAGCGCAAATTTGATGAAGGTATCAAGCAGATGAGAACTGTAACTGTCAACGAAAACGTTTACATGAGAGCATCGTAGAGTATGCCGGACCGTTGGCAAACATACGCCATCGAATTTAAGGGTGGCCTGATTACGAACCTGTCTCCGTTGCAGCATGGTGTTAATGCTCCGGGGTCTGCTCGTATCCTGCGTAACTACGAGCCTTCTGTTCAGGGGGGTTATCGAACAGTCTTGGGGTACTCCAAGTACGACAGCAATTTGGTTCCCCCGTTTGGTACACCGCTGGTTCATGCAGGGTCGCAGTCAGGAACAACTCTTGTAATCGGAAACCTGTACACCACACCCGTTGCAGGGGATACCTTTACTATAGCGGGGGTAACCGGAACGTACACAATTGCTGGAAGTGGCGTTAGTTTTAGTTCTACGAACAAACGAGCCACTCTAACTTTAACGTCTTCGCTTGCAAGTAGTCCCGCCGACCAAGCTGCAGTAACCTTCACATCTGGTGCGGGTATTATGCAGGGAGTTCATACCTTTGAAAGCGCAGTAATTGCAGCACGAGGGGATGACCTGTTTAAATCAACAGGGTCTGGCTGGTCAAAGATAAACACGCCCAGCTATGGAACAGTGCTAGTAAATGCAGGTTCACAGACCGGAACGAGCTTAGACGTTGACGGCATAACCGGAACACCCCAAGCAGGTGATACTTTTACTATTGCAGGTGTAGCTTTAATATACACCCTAACAGCCACCCCATCAATAACCAGCGGTGGCGCAACCTTCGCTATCAATCCCGCCCTGAACAGCAGCCCTGCAGACAATGCTGTAATTACATTCCGTAGCGTAGACCGTTCAGGAATGGCTCGACACAGGTTCGCAAACTTTAATTACAGCGGCACTGACTTTATGGTAGGGGTAGATGGAGTTAATGTACCGTTTATTTATGATGGAAACACCTTTACAGCCCTAGACGGTATTCCTACAGAGGGCGTTGGAGCTAGCCACGTTGCAGACTTTAAGAACCAACTGTTTTTTGCAAAGGGTTCAAACCTCGTATTTACTTCCCCTTACACTTCTACTGATTTTTCTGCAGCCAATGGTGCGGGAACATTAAATGTAGGTAGTGCAATTACAGGGTTGATTATTTTTAGAGAACAGCTTATAATATTTAGTGAGAGGTCTATCAAGCGATTAGTTGGAAACACCATTGCAGACTTTCAACTACAACCCATCACTCTTGATACAGGCTGTACAGAAACAGATACAATTCAAGAGATTGGTGGGGATATCCTTTACTTAGGACCAGATGGGATTAGAAGCCTGTCTGCAACTGAAAAGATTGGGGACTTTAATTTAGCAGTTGCATCAAAAGTTATACAGGATGATGTAACAGACTTTGTAACTGCCCACACCTCTTTTAGCAGCGTAGTCATCAGACCAAAGAGCCAGTATAGACTTTTGGGATACAACGCTAGTTTTACTGAATCTTCATCACGGGGTATTGTGGGTTCTCAAGTAGAACAGGCAATTAGCTGGGCAGAAATCAGAGGGTTCAAGGCGCATGTTGCCAGCAGCAACTTGTACGAGGGAACAGAAACCATCGTATTTGCTAATGACAACGGGTATGTTTACAAGATGGAATCTGGGAACAGCATGGACGGGGCTGACATCTTCTCCACCTTTGCAACACCCTTCATACCCATAAATGACCCTCGTGTTCGCAAAACCATATACAAGTTATTTTTGTACGCAGACCCAGATGGCAGTTTAATTAGTGAAGTAAACTTACTGTTTGATTTTAATGATTCAAATGTAATTCAACCCGCTGCTTTTAATTTCAACAACACATCGGGGTCAGGTGTTCCAGCATTCTACGGAACCGCCGTTTACGCAACAAACACCTACGGCGGCACAGTACAGAAATTATTTGAAAGCCAGACAGTCGGTTCTGGGTATGTTGTTTCGGTGCAGTTTCGCACAAACTCGACAAACGCACCACACTCACTAGACGCAGTTACGCTCGAATACGGCACTTACGGGCGGCGATAAAGGAAGGATATAAAGATGGGTCAGGGCTATACAAGGAATGACACCTCTAACAACATAGCAGACGGAAACGTTATCAACGCCTCTGATTTGGACGGCGAGTTTAACGCGGTAGATGCTGCTTTTAACGAATCTTCGGGACACACTCACGACGGCACGGCTGACGAGGGTGCGCCTGTTACTGTCTTGGGTCCGGTGCAAGACTTTGTTGCAAGTGCCACAGAGATTAAACCGAAAACCTCAAATACCCTAGACATTGGCACGGCCTCTCTGCAGTTCAAGGATATGTATTTGGATGGAACCGCTTACATAGATGGCTTGGGCGAGGACATCCTAGTTGCAACAGATAAGAAGGTGCAGTTCCGCGACACTGCTCTGTTTATAAATTCTAGCACGGACGGTCAACTTGATATTGCTGCGGATACAGAGGTAGAAATAACAACTGCCCTCGTGGAAATATCCGCTGATGCAACTGTTGGGGATGACCTAACACTAAAGTCTGATGCTGCCGTTCTTGGATTTGGGGCAGACACAGATGTAACTCTGACTCACGTTGCTGACACCGGGTTGTTACTTAATGCAGCAATGGTAGTTCAATTCCGCGACTCAGCAATTAACATTGGCTCACCTGCTGATGGTGACTTGGATATCAACGCAGATGACGAGATTGAACTCAACTCAACCCTGATTGATATTAATGGTAACTTAGATGTTAGTGGAACAATCGTAGGTGCAAGCACTCTTTCTGCAACAACAGGAACATTTAGTGGTATTCTAAAAACTGATGATGCGACTGAGGCAACAAGCACAACGGATGGTTCACTTCAAACTGACGGTGGTTTGTCTGTTGTTAAAGACGCTGTATTCGGTGATGATATTAAATTGTTGTCAGATAGTGCAGTAATTCATTTTGGTGCAGATAGTGATATTACATTAACCCATGCGGCTGATACTTCTCTTGCTACAAATGGAGTAATGATTGCAACAACCTTTGAACCTACTGGTGACACAGCAGCCGGTGACAATGCAGCCATTGGGTATACGAGTGCTGAAGGTCTGATTCTGACAGGGCAAGGTTCTACATCAGACATCACGTTGAAGAACGATGCTGATGCTACAGTGTTCACTGTGCCTACTGGTACGGATGATATCCTGTTCCCAGACAATGCCAAAGCTATGTTCGGTGCTGGGTCTGATTTGCAGATTTACCACGATGGGTCGAATAGCTATATTGTAGATACTGGAACTGGTGGTCTTTTCCAAAAAGCTAATGCTGAATGGGCCGTACAATCACAAGGCACAGATGAGTATTTTATTCAGGCGGCATCTAACTCCTTTGTGAAGCTGTTTTTCAACGGCTCTGAAAAACTCGCCACCACCAACACAGGCGTGGATGTCACTGGCACACTTGTTTCTGATGGATTGACAGTATCGGGTGATGCTGTATTTGAACCAGACAACGATGGTGTTCGCATTACTGGTACAAACTACGCAACATTGCG